AAGCCCCGGTCTTTTAAAAATAGTTTACTTCATTAACATAAAGTTGTTAGCACCTTGAGTAACTAAACATCTTTCAGATAAGAAGTTTACTTGCATTGCGTCTAACGTAGAAGTAGCAGCACCAACAGAACCAGTAACCCAAGTTTTCATTCTTCGGTCGTCAGTTTGTGAAGCTCTATATCTAACGTGTAAGAAAGGACGTCTCATGTTTCTACCTAATTGTTGGTCGTAAACATTAGAAGTACCAGCAGGTATCAATACACCTCTAATAGCGTTAACAGTATCGTTATCGTTAATAGAACCTCTTGTACCTTTATCGTTTAAGTATCTGAAGTCAGACTTGTAGAAGTCATAAGAACCTCTTCTGAAACCAGAGAAACCTAAATTTAACGCCATATCTTCAGAGTTGTTAAACACTCCGTAAGAAGTACCACCTGCTCCGTAAGAGTTCATAGAGGCTAACATATCATCAATAGCTAAGCTAGTTGATCTGTTAACAAACATCATGTACTCTTCAATAGCACCTTGCTTATCAAACTCAGCAAGTATTGCGTCAAACTCAGCTAAATCAGTAGCAGCATTAATACCAGTTACACCAGTAGTAATGTTACCTCTTGATTCAATAGCCGCAAATAAACCTTCAGTACCTGTTGGTTTACCATCAGCAAATAAAGTAGAGTCTACAGTGTTATCGTTAGAAGCTTTTTCACCTTCTAACATTGCCATTTCTAAGTAATCAGTAAAACGTGCTCTTGTATCAGCTTCAGCTTTTAAATACCATAAGTAACCAGATTGACCAGCTTCAGAAGAAACTTCTACCCAACCTATTCTAGAAGTATCAGAACCAGAAACTTCGTAATAATCTTTTATAATAATTGGTTTATTAGTAAAAGTTTTAAATGAAGCTTCGTTAGCAGTATGCTTAGCAGAACCGTTGTAGTCATCGCCTTTCTTGTACTCAGAACCATAAACCATAATAACACCAACATCAGAATCAGCCATACCAATTCTAGCATCAGCTAAATCATTAGAGTTATAAGGTAGTACAGTAATATCGTTAACATCAGAACCAACATCAATTGCACTAACATAACCTCTTACAGTAATGTTTTTTGTAGAGTTAGCTATAATAACAGTATCACCTTTTCTAATACCATGACTACCGCTTACATAAGCAGCGTTAGTATCTATATGATCACTAATTGTAATTAAGTTAGAAGCTGCAGTCTTAATAGTACAAGTATACGTTAAGTGTAGTCTTCCTTGTTCAGACCATACAACCTCATCAGAAGTCATAGCCTCTTCTGCGCTAACTTGAGCAAGAAAACCAGAAATTGTTCTAGGTCCGAAAACCTCAGCTTCTTTTTCCATCAAGTCAGGCAGGTATTGTTGCGCCCAATCATTATTGCCCGCAGTAAAATCTAGGTAGTTTGAGCTAGTAGCCTGTTGTACTGCACCAGGAACTACATTTAAACTACCACCAGGAGTAATTGCCATAATTTTGTAATTTTAAATTGTTATTTATTGTTTTTAATTTTAAACTTAAAATCAGAAGAATTATCACCTAATACTTTTACTTTTATGCCACCAGCTTCAATTTTCCCATGAGTTTGTCTTGGGTTCATATCTACGTTTTTAGATTTAGCTATGCTTTCTTTCATAGCATCAGCTTTACCTTGTTCATAAAAGTGTTTTGCAACAGCATCAGCATTCATTGCTGTAAATAAAGATTTGTGATAACCTTTAGCATCTGTTAAAGCAGAATTTTTATCTAAAAACTTTTTAGTAAAATTACTTATATCGCTTTGGGTATTTTTAATCTCTTCAGCATTGTTTACATTAAACCTGTATTTTTTATCACCGACGTTATATTCAAAACCTTTGAACTTGTCGTTAAAAACTTGATTAGTTTTTTGTGTAAAAATATCAGAGTTCTTTTTTGCTACTTTTTGATTTGCTTCTGACTCTTTGTTGTATCTATTAAAGAAATCTATAGCTTTTTGTTGTTCAGGCGTAAGCTTTGAACCAGCTTTAATATCTTCATAGTATTTAGACTTTTGCCCGTCTAAGTGGCTTCTAGCGCTGGCAACTTGCTCTTTTAACGCTAATTTTTTTCTTCGTATATCTATATCATCATCTTCTTCTTCGTTATAAGAAAATGAATCTTCCATAAGGAAGTTAATTTCTTCATTAGTTAAATGAGGTTTTGTTTGTTTATAATATTCATACAAAACATCATTATCGTTTAACTTGCTATAATCTTGATTAAGCTTTACATAATCACTTAAATCACCACCAGTTTCTTCCATAAAGTCAACTAACTTTTGTATGTTTTCTGGTAACGGTTTTCCAGTTGCTTCAGCTTCAGCTACAGCTTCTTCAATTTTTTCTTCTATTTCTGTAACTTCTTCTTCAGTTGAATCTTCAGTTATTTCTTCTAATACTTGAGCTTCTTGTGCTTCTGCTTCCGGTTGTACTTCTTCTTGTTTTTCTGTGGGCTCGGTGTCTTTAGACTCTGCAGCCACTCCGCTGTCGTCAGCGTTATCTTCTTTAGTTTCATTTTCTTTTGGTGTTATTGGTTTGTCTAAATTTACTTTTATAACGTTGTCTTCTTCTTGAGTGTTTTTAATCTCAACTTTAGTTACGTTTTCTTGTGTAGTTTCTTCAACTACATTTTCTTTATTTTCTTCCATAATATAATATAATAATAATTAATAAGTTTACTTAGGTTCAAAAGAACCTAAATCAAATCCTCCGCCTAGTATATCATTACCTGCAGATTCAAAGTTTTTAGGTGGTTTACCTGTTTTTCTTTGTTCTATCATTTCACTTTGTTGTGAAGCTTGAATTTTAGTTCTTTCATCTTTACGATCTTCTTTTTGTTTCTCTCTTTCTTTTATATTATCAACTTCAGCGTTCTTTAACTGCATGTTATATTGAAACTCTAATTCCATTAGTTCTTTTTTAAGTTGAGCTTCTGCTTGCATTTTTTGAGCATCTAGTTGTGCTTTTACTTTTTCAAGCTCAGCTTTGCTCGAGTTTAACGCTTGGTTTTTTTGTATATCAGCTTGCGCCGCTGCTTGAGCTGCCTGCGCGTTAGACTGTGTTTGCGCTTGTATGTTTTCCATTTGAGCCTGTCTATCTTGCTCTTGTTTTCTAGCTCTACTTATTTTTAACATTTGATTTGCTAATTTAATATTACGTATTTCTCTAATATCAATAGCGTCTTCAAGATCTATACTTTTTTGTTGTAAGGCCATTTGAATGTTATTTTCTAATCTAGCCCTTTCTTCTTCATCTGGCAAAAGTTCTATAAATAAACCAAAGTCATATAAATTTAATTTAGATATTTCTTCTAAAGTAGCTACGTTATGAACTCCTATAGCTTGTACAAAAGCATCTTTAGTTGGAGAATATTCTAATATATCTGATATTCTAAGTGATAATGACTCTGCGACTTCTGCTGTTAGATATAAACCAGATTGAAGTATATGTCTTGTTGCTGTGTTACTATTTGCAGCAGCTAATTTTTGTATACCTACTAAAGCGTTTTTATCTGGCATACTACCATCTCTAGCTTCGTTTAATCCGGTTACATCTCTTATCATTTGTAGATAATAATTATAGTTAGCAATAAGTGCTTGCATTTTACTACCACCACTACCAGATGTTATTTCTTGTATTGGTACTTTACCAGGGTTAATATCACCTTCGCTTGTAAATGACCTACCAATAACACTACCTGTTTGGAAAAACATATTTAAAGCTTCTTGTGGGTTATAGTTTGTGCCATTACCTAAGTCTATTTCAGCAAGACCGTCTGCATCAAGATAAACACCATCAGGTATCATACGCGCCATAACTTGTTGTAGCTTTAAATGCGTTAACTGTATCATGTCTGCAAAACCTGTTATTCGTTTTACAAGAGAATCTATTCTACCATCATACATACGTGGTGCCACGATAGCATAATTCATTTTAACTTTAGTGTAATCGCTTTTAGGACGCATCATGTTTTTACACATTTCCCATTTAAGTAATTTATCTGTACCTAAAATTACAGCGCCTTCATAAAGAGTTTCTATTGATCTTAATAGTTTAGAATAACCTCCTTCCATACCTTCTGGTGGATTAAATTGATCATCTTTTTCTATAGCTTTTTCAGCTCCAGTACCAGTTTCCTTTATCTTATAAACTTCGTTCATGTATGTTTTATAATTAAAATATAAAACTTGTATAGTGTTAGTGTCTTCTTTTTTAGCAGAATATCTAGTTTTGTAATTATTTCTATTGTAGCTTTTGTTTTTCATTATATCTTCAAGCTCCGACTCTGTTAAATGTGGAAACTGTTTAGCAAGCTCGTTTACTGGTATAGATTTAACTTCGCCAACATAATATATATCTTCAAAATAAGGAGAGTCTGTATAAGAATAAACTAAGTCTGCAGGATCAACATAATCTATAACAACGCCTTCAGAGGTGTTAAAAGAAGTTTTAACAGCGCCTATACCAAGAACTGTAAGGTCATAATAAAATCTTTTCTTTATTAATTCATAATTATTACCTTCCATTAAAAGATTTAAAGCTTGTTCTTCAGCTATTTCAATAGATTGTTTATAAGTTAGTTGCATGTGAAGCTGAAGCTCTTCAACAGTTTTAGGAGCTTCTCCAGGATTTTTTAAATCATTTGATTTTCTTAAATCCATACCAAACTGATCAGCAAAATCATTAACTTCACTCATTTGAATATCTGAAGTTAAGTTTTCTACATATTCTGTTCTTTGTTTTAAACTATTAGGATCTTGCGCAAAAGCTTTTATATCGTAAGTTCTTTCAGATATACCGTTTACTACAATATCTACAAATTTAGATACAATAGGTACTGGTGTCCAGTCTAAATTTAAATAAGACAAATCACCGTTTATAGATAATTCATCTTTGTATTTTTGTATTGATTGCTCTCCTCTAGCGTATAATCTTAAGCTATGAAAGTCGTTTCTATAATTCATGTACTTGCTATAGTTTCTGTCTTCGTGAAACCATTCTGTTTCTATAGCTTTAGCAACTTTTAAACCATAATCATAACTTAACTTTTCAGCATCGCTAACCGTTTGGCTTGGAAAATAATTTTTACCAGAATATGCCATATTTACTTTATTATTTTTGAATTATTTCCAGCATTATTATACTTAGAAATATTTATGTTTAATTTAGGTTTTTTTATCTTTGCGTTTGGTGTGTATAAATGTCTATTGTTAGCCATTATAGCTAAACCAGAACTTATAGTTGCATCGTGTTTTGTTCTTTTGTTTATGTCAAATTTAGCCCAATCGTTTAACAAATCGTTAAAATATAGACTACCAAACGCTCCATCTTGTTTCATACCTACATGATCTTGAATATACATTTCAATAGCAGCAGCATGAGCTTGTTTTATGTCTTCACTTGAGTTTGGTATACCACCTATT